ATTTTGTACCTGAGTAACAGGTGCTCCAGATACTGCATCTGCCGTAGAAGCACGGATACCTTCAGATACAGCTCCTAGAGATCCACTAACTCCAAGTGCCACAGGAAGACCAACGATTGCAATTGCCGCACTACGGACAATACTAGAAACATTTAGATCCATGATAAAATCATAAACAATAAGTGGGAGAAACTCCCAACGACTCGTGTAGGATTCGAACCTACGACCGACTGCTTAGAAGGCAGTTGCTCTATCCAGCTGAGCTAACGAGTCACAAATATCAAACCTAAACCAGACGATTCAGATACTGATTAGAATAGATGGTTCTTTTTCCATGAACTCCCCATCTCAACCAATCATAAGCTGTATTCATGTATTTGTCAACCGATAGACCAGGTGTTTTGAAGATGTATTCGACTTTTCTCCACTCGATTTCTGATACCATGTATTGTAACTGAGAGTTCAGAGAAGATGGGTCTCCACCATGCCGGTTTACAAACCGTCCTAATCCACTGTACCTACCAAGTGTTGTCCACTGAATAAGACCAAACCCACCTCTATGACAGTGATGATAGGGAACTCTTGCTCCACCTTCACAGATGTTTGGGTGAAACTTTGATTCTTGTTTGATGTTACCCATGATTACAGACAGAGCAACCTTGTCCTCAATACCTCTTTCTTGAAGGAACTCAAGAACAATCTTTTCATTCTCAGTGCAGTCTTCACATACCCATCTCTTTTCAGATTCAACAACTTGTTCCTTTTCAACTATTGTTGAATCTGTATACTCCTCTTTGGGTTCTAATGCATCAACACCTAGAATAACAAGGGGAAACAATAGTAGGCCTAATAGTATCCTTTTCATGAGCCAAAGTAATCTTTCCTGTAGTAACGATTCATTATGTTTGAGTTATAGTATCTAGGAGTACCATCTACGAAGGATTCTGTCAAGACATTGTTCTTGAATAATGCTTCTGTCTCTGCAAAGTTGGTCTTTCCTTTTGTTTTGTGCAACGAAAGAATCTCCCTCTTAAACATGTGAGTCCCGAGGATCTTAACATCTTCTTTAAGTTCGTCAGATGAACCATAGTACGATTTCCAATCTGACTCCTTCTTTACTCTCCGTTTCTTTCCAGGAGGTTTCCTATGAAACCAGAAGACTTTTCTTCCAATGTATAGTCTTTGGTTTGTGAGATTGGTAATGAGATACACAAAGCCATAAAAGTCTAAAATATCATCACTCGTAAACGGTTTCTCCAGATATAACCAAGGGTTCTCGTAGTCGCACACATAATGAATTCAACTGAGGATATTTATCGATGCCAGTCTCCATCACCTCCCCACACATAATCTGTGGCTCTATCGAGGTTCACTGCATTATTCTTAGACTTAGAACCGTGTGCTTTCCTGATGATTCTTATTTGTTCCTCCATGGGTTTCTGATGGAGATAGATGGGTTTCTCATACCACCACTCCATGAACTTGTGAAGGAACTTATGAGCATAATTTTTCAAAGATGGTCTGAGAGTATCAGACCACCTCTTATATCTCAATAGAGATCCATTGTATGGTGAATGAGATTCAATCTCAGAGTTTAAAGTCTGAGAAAGTGTCTTTCTTAACATCTTGTTTGATGCCTCCAACGACATAAGATTCAACTTCAGTTTCCTGTGGAGCAACTTGTAGTCCCTTGGAACTGATCCAGTGTTGGGTCCAGGGGAGGGGGTTGTTCTTTGCAGGGATATCATAGACAGGTTTCAATCCTATCGCCTTCATACGACGATTGGCGACCCATTCAACATATTGTTGCAAAAGTGTATCATTCAAACCAATCATGGAACCGTCCTTGAACAGGTAGTCAGCCCAAGCCTTCTCCTCGTTCACGGCCTTATCAAACATTGCATATACCCACTCTTCTTCTTCCTTGGCGATTTGAGCCATCTCTGGATCATCACCTTGTTTCCATCTGTTTAGGATGTTCTGAGTTATTGCGAGATGTTGGTTCTCATCTCTTGCAATAAGGGAGATGATCTTGGCAGAACCCTCCATGAGTTTAAGTTCACCAAAAGCAAAGCTACAAGCAAAAGAAACATAAAACCGTATCCCTTCCAGTATATTGACGTTAGCGACTGCTCTGTAGAGTTTTCTTTTGACATCTCTAATCTCCCACTCTGATGTAGGTGAACCTCTGAATTCTTCACGCCACATATTGCCAGTGTCCCACTGATGAGCACTGTTAATAAAGTCATCATAGGATTCAGTTACACTCTTGGCACGGTCCAGAATCTTCTGATCAGTAACAATTTTATCCAGAACATCTGCAGGATTAGCGTAGACGTTCTTGATGATGTAAGTGTATGAACGACTATGGATCATCTCCATAAATCCCCACACTTCCATACATGCTTCTAGTTCAGGCAGTGAACAGTATGGAATGAATGCCATACCAGGACCACGACCCTGAATAGAGTCAAGCATGATCTGATACTTCAGGTTGGAAGTATAGATGTGTTTTTGTTCTGGACGAAGTGAATGATAGTCCCCTCGATCTTTCTGTAGTGATACTTCTTCTGGTCTCCAGAAGTATCCCAGTTGTTGAGTGGTTAGTTTCTCAAAGACAGGATACTTGTAAGAGTCATACCTCTGGACTCCCAGAGGTTTTCCGAAGAACATTGGTTGTTTCTTGTAGTCGTGAACCTCGGTGTTGAACACCGTCATTCCTTTCACTTCATTCATTACATCTTTTCCATTAACGGGTGAAACCTTAAAATTGTAATCAGACTGCGCAGGATTCACACTCTCCCTCCTCTAGGTTTGATAGATCTTGTAACAACGATTCTACTTCAGATGATGGTGACTCTTCAACTTCATCAGACTTGAGGTCGTTAGTGTTCTGATAGTATGAAGTCTTCCAACCATACTTATATGTAGTTAGGAAATCATTAGCCATTACGGAAACAGGAACCTCATTGTCAGGGTAGTTCTCTGGGTTATAACTCCAGTTACCACTGATGGCCTGATCAAAGAACTTTTGCATGACAGATACGATACGAATATACCCGCCATTATCTTTCATATCCCACAGAAGTGTGTAGTTGTTCTTCAGTGTGGAATATTGCGGAACGATCTGCTTAAGAGGTCCCTTCTTTGATTTCTTAATGGACAGATATCCACGAGGAGGCTCGATCCCATTGGTTGCATTTGACACAACGGAACTGCTTTCCGATGGCATCTGTGCCGACAATGTTGAGTTCCTAAGTCCATGTTCCAGAACACTAGTTCTAAGAGCTTCCCAATCATGACGATAGTTTGGTTCTACAATCTCATCAACTTCCTTCTTATATGTATCTATAGGAAGAACTCCATCAGAGTACTTGGTACGTCCAAAGTATTCACAGTAACCTTTCTCTTTTGCCAGTTGATTGGAGGACTTGATTAGGTAGTATTGGAAGGATTCAGTTAGTTCGTGAACTGCATCCCAAGCTTCTTGATCATCATACTTATATCCATTTTTAGCCAGATAATGTGCCAAACCAATGAACCCAATACCCAGTGAACGACGTGCCTTAGTTGCAATCTCCGCAGCCTTCACAGGGTAGTCTTGATAGTCAATCAACTCGTCTAGACCCCTTACAGCAAGGTCACAGAGGTCCTCTAGTTCATCTAGGTCTCTGATCTTACCAATGTTGACTGCAGAGAGAATACACAGGGCAATCTCACCAACCAGGTCATCGATGTGTTGGAGGGGATATGTAGGAAGAGTAATCTCCTGACACAAGTTAGACATCTCTACCTTATCTTTGAAGGAGGAGTGAGAGTTACAATGGTCAATGTTCATCAGATACAGACGACCAGTCTCTGCTCTCTCCTTCAGGATATCCAGAATCAGTTCTTGTGCCTTGACAGTCTTTCTAGGAACAGACTCGTCTTGTTCATAAGAAACATATAACTCGTCAAACTTATCAGTACCAAAAGCTTCATACAAACCTGGTACGTCATGTGGTGAGAAGAGGCTAATCTCTCCATCTTGAATGAAACGTGCGTAGAAAAGTTTTGAAACCTGAATGGAGTAGTCAAGTTTCCTTACTCTATTATCTTCTGTACCTTTATTGTTCTTTAGGACGATGATGTCTTGGATTTCTTGGTGCCAGATTGGGAAGTGCACTGTGGCGGATCCACCTCTAATCCCATTTTGTGTGCAGCATCGTACAGTTGATTCAAACTTTTTAAGGAAAGGAACAACGCCAGTGTGCTGTACTTCTCCACCCCTGATTTTAGCGTTGAGGCCACGGATCCTCCCAGCGTTGATACCGATACCAGCCCTTTGTGCGACATAACGGCCAATGGCCATATCACTACTAAAAATGCTATCCAGGGAGTCATCAACGTCAACCAGAACACAAGACGCAAACTGCCGAAGAGGTGTTCTGACCCCGGCCATGATTGGTGTTGGGATGTTGATTTTGTGTTTGGAGATGGCATCGTAATATCTTCTGACGTAGGACAGTCTTGTCTCCTTAGGATAGTCACGGAAGATCGTCAGAGCGATCAACATGTACATAAACTGAGGTGTTTCGTATACCTTATTGACACTTCTATCTTGTACTAGGTATTTATCCACAACCTGTCGTAATCCAGCATATGTGAATAGGAAATCACGACCATGATCAATGAAAGTTTCAACCTTCTCAATCTCTTCTTTGGAGTATTTGGTAAAAATATCCTTGTCGTAATGTCCATCATATGCCAACTCAGTGATATGATCAATCAACGTTGGCATCTCCCTTCTACCTCCATACAGAGACTTCCTGAGAGAGAATAGAAGGAGTCTGGCTGCTACGAACTGATAGTTTGGATGGTCAAGGTCAATGAGATCACTAGCACTCTTGATAAGGATCTCTTGAATTTCAGCAGTGGTGATTCCATCGTAGAACTGAATCCCAGATGTCATCTCAACCTGACTGGCAGACACATTAGAGAGACCTTCACATGCCTCTTCTACCATCAGGTGCATCTTATCTAAGTCAAGAGACTCAACTCTCCCGTCCCTCTTCTTAACCTTTGTACCGTTACTCATATCTTTTTCCAGGTTGTGAATTTAAGTTTTGCTTGTAATCCTTGATAGGTATTTGTTTTGATGATATCTAGAACATTATATCCAGATAGGACCATATCGTTGATATCTTTTTGTCTTATGTTGGATGGCCATATGACTACCTTATCTCCTCTATCGATTGTTTTGGAGATTCGGTTGACGATTTCTCTGTTACGTGGTTCGTTATCAAGAACCCAAATATAATCGCTCCAACCAAACGACCCAACATCAACATCGGCCCCGCACATAGCAACACTGTTTTCCACGAACGTGGAGTCGAAGGGTCCTTCGATAATATAGATGGGTTGTTTTGTGTCAACTGTGTCGAGTCCATAAATCTTGGGTGCGTCGTCATCCAACATTGTGGTTAAGTATTTAACAGGGTTTGTAGAGAGGGCTCTACCCTGAAGGCCAATCAATCTATCATCTTTGATAAGTGGGATGACAATTCTCTCCTCACCAAACTCAGGGTGTCCAAAACTTCCTGGTTTAATTGTATTCACAAACTCTTGGAAGTTCTTTGCATAGTAAAACTTTCCAGAAAGTATGGCACGACTTTCCAGATAATATTTTGTCTTATCTACACTAAAAGCATCAGGAAGATCTAAAGTAATCTTCTTCTTGAAGACAGGTTTAGATGAATCTAATTTAGAGAAGATATCTTCAGGGTCTTCTGTAGTAAAGTTCTTCCCAGTATTATTACCTTTGAACTTTTCAAACACATATTGTTTTTGTGTTTGTGGGTCAATATCTTTCAGGAAATTGTTGAGAGATATGTTCACACCACAGTTGTGACACTTGTAGTTTGTGTTGTTTTTAATCTGATAGAAATATCCACGTGCCTTGCTTTTGTTCTTCTGAGAGTCACCGCAGATAGGACAACGACAGTTGAACAGGTTGGGTTTGACTTTCTTGAATTTCTGCAGTCTGGATGAAATCAAATTGATGTACTTAACATCAATAAAATCCATGTCATAAGGAGTAACTAGACTCTATTGTAACAGGTTCTGTTGTTTTGGACAAGGACACCCAAGGATTATTAATTACAAAACTTATTGTTGCAACAATTCCAATACCTATCCACACCTTCTTCTCTAATCCCTGTAATCTTGACAGCACGTCGTGATGATCCCTGTCCATTTTATCACGGAGTTCGTCAATCTTTGTAAATAATACACTGTCAATTTCTTCTGACTTTGATAAGCGCTCTTCATGAACCGCGAGCATTCTACTAACTGTTGTATTTACCTCGCTTAATTTCTCAATGGTTGCATCTAGTTTGAAGATAATTGGTTTTAGGTCTTCCACCTTCTGTGCCACAATAGCCAGTTTAACTGAGTCATCCATTTTTCCAGTTCTTCCTTAAACCTTTTTGGTAGATGTATCTCTTCATTGGTTTCTTTTTCATAAGAGGATCGAAACCAGCAGTTGGACCCTTAGCGTCAGCTTTGCTACTGAAACCAGGTTTTGAAGCAGTGCTTCCGGTTGTCATCATCTCTTCTCTGATGAAGTCAACAATCCTTTTCAGTTTACGACTATCCATCAGAAATCCTCTTGAGTTCTTGTAAACAATGAATATCTTCTTCCATATCATGAATATATGATCTTGGATATTCAGGAAGTCTATCCAGAAACATCACAAAAGATTTTACACATGGCCACAATTCTTTTTCAATTTTGAAGAACAACATTGGTGTTGTTGCATCTCCAAAAATATTGTAGAGAATAATAAAGTGATTGATCAACAAATGTATCTTTAGATCCCCAGTATTCTTATACTTCTTAAGAAGTCTCTTGATATAGCGAAAGTGGTTGAGGTCTTTTTCAAAGTCCTCAACCGTTATTGCTTCGGGGTTCTCATAGTTTTTAATAGCGAAGATAAGAAAGTTATCTGCATTCAATTCATTAATATACATTTAATTTAATCAGAACTGCTGAGGGGGATAAGCAGGTACGTTACCAGTGGTGATACCAGACATAGCTACCAGAGTTTCAGACTTAACTCTCAGGTTACCTGAACTATCGTTGTAGGTAGTAACACCAACCCAACCACCGTGGGACAATTTGTACTCAGTGGCTGTTGCAACTTCTGTACCGGCTTCTGCTACACCGTATGCGAATGTATCTTTGTCACTATTAAGTTGACTATAATTGTGATCAAGAACAAGTGATTTTGGACATTGTGTTCCGGTGTATGCTGTAGCAGCAATAGCAACTCCACTGAGTCCAACAGTAGATCCGATGGTTACAGAAGTTGCAGATGTTACAGTGACGATTACTGCATCACCAAAGTATGTGCCAGATCTGTCTCCAAATCTGATGACATCTCCCTCACCAGGGTTGTCAGTTGCTCCAAAACTAGTTCCCGAACCAGTTACAACGCGAGTGGAGTAGTTGAGGGAAACTGTGCCCCCGGAGTCCAAAGCGTCATTGTTTCCCCAAAGTGCCATGATTGCCTTATGAAATGTTTATGCTAGTAAATATTTATAAAAAAAGGAGACGAGTGTCTCCCGGTAAATCACTCTTCTCTTGCTTTGATTGCTTTAGTAACAACCTCAAGAAGTTGATCATCCATATCAGTTTTGGTCAACTTAACTGCCTTAGCAAGAATAACAAGACAGATCTCAACCATTTTCTCACCAAGTTCTTCATCGTCAGGAAGTTTAGCAACTGCATCAGAGATAATTTTCGATGCAAGTGGAAGTAAGAATGAAAGCATAGTAATAGTGCGTCTAGACTATATATGAATCAGTCTTTATTTGAAATATATTTATTGAGTCTCTTATCCCACTTTCTCACTTCACCCCTACGAAGTGATTCCTGATCCATGTAACCATCGAAACTCTTACCAAGTTTCATCCTCTCATCATCTTTCTTAAATTGTTTTTCTTGTTTATCGTATCTCTGATAATCAGAATCTACTTGACGATACATCAGTCTGCTCTAGTAGCACCACCTGGTCCTTTACGAGGAGATGCGTAAGCATCTGCCATCTTTTCGGCGGGAGATCTAGTATCCGTGTTCGCCACAGGTTTTGCAGCTGGACGTTTTGGAAGTAGACCTTCTTTCCTCTTCCTATTGTACTCTCTAGAGAAAGCCATCTGATCTTTCACAGACATTTCTTCACTAGCCATCTTACCATCATGTTGGTCATCATGTTCTTTGGTTTTAGCCAACATTTCTCTCTTCTTCTTTTCTTTCTCTGATTCTGATTCAGATTCTTCTTTGTTAATCTGAGGAGCCATAACCTTCATCTTTGAATCATACTTTACGTTGATCTTCTTGACTGGTTTGGCATCCTTGATAGAAGGTGCATTAGACATATCATATGCCTCATCAGCCTCAAGTTTGGCTGCAATAGCCATCTTTTGGATCTTCTTGTCTGACTTACCTTTGAACTGAGGAGCATCAGACTTACGGAAGTCCTTAATAACTTCACCCATATCTGCCTTCTTCAGGTCAATCTTTTCAGTTAGTTCATACATCTCTACAACAACACCACCAAGTTGTTCAAATCCTTCAGTCACACCTTGAGGAGGATTGATCTTGATCTTGTTCGTAATGCTCTTCTCTTTGATTTCTTTTGCAGCTTCGGTATCTTTCTTAGGTGAAGTTTTGACCATATTATTATTGTCTGCCACACTTCCAACATACTCACGAAGTTCATCTCTCCAAGAGACATGTTCCTTCATGGCTCTCTTTGCTTTAGCCTTAGCGAGAATTCTTGCCTTGGCTGCCTCTCTTTCATCCTTGGGGATAGGAGTTACAGCACCAACTTTCTGATCCACATCACCAGGTGCATAACCCTCATAAGACATAGGTTCTACATATGCCTTTCTATTTTTACCAGGACGAGCACCATCACCACCCATAGGAGTATCACCTTGGGGAAGCATTTCAGCCTTTACCTTTGCCTTCTTCTTATCGTCACCTGCAATACTTTTGTTGTAGACGGTGGACAACTCATTAAGAGGGTTATTCATGTCTCAAAACTACTTTTTCTTATTCTTATTTATGAAGTTCTTGATATCATATCCCTTATATGGCTTCCCACCGGCCTGAAGATTAGTCTCATCACCCTTCTCAAACCCAGGAGTCATACTTGCAACATGCTTAAAGTATCCACTTGTTCCAGCCAGAGTGTTAGGTTTCCCAGGAGATCTCTCTTTAGAGTCCATTTTTACCTCTGAATACTCCTTCAGGTCTTTTACCCAGGACTTGAACATCATATTATCTTCTGTCACACAGATCAGATAGTTGGTTCCTCTACGGATCACCTTACCAATCAATCCTGTGTTCAGGTTCTCAACAATAGAGTTAATGTTGAAGATCTTACCAGTCACATAGTTCTCACGGAGGTTTCTCCAATCAAACTTAGGTGCAATCTCCCACAAACTCCACGATTCTGTGGTGACTTGCATGGCTTTACGAACAGTATTCATGATACTCTTCGCTGTTTTATCATCTACAGTATCAGGAATACCACTTCTAAAGGTCTCAAAGTCGTTCTCAGAAGCTGCTTTTCTCATCTTAGAGGCTGACATTCCCTCTACACCTTCACCTTCTGCATCTCTTTCACCAGCAGAAACAGTCTCAATGTTCTCAAAATTATACAACTCACCGTTGTATTTTTGAGCCAGACTATCAAACTCAGCAACTCTGTCAGAACCAACTACAATCTGAACATTAGAGTATCCTTCATCGTTTGCCAACTTTAGAGCATCAAAAATTGATTTGACACCTTCATCATTGACAATATTTTTGGCATGATCAGGGAACATCTTCTTCATTAGAGATGTTTTCTGGTTAGGATCTAGAGGATTCTTCTTAGGATCATAAGTTCTAGAAGGATAAATCTTCAGATCACCATCAGAAATAGATTTTGCAGAGTCTAAAAGTTTCTGATGTCCAATAGTTGGGGGGTTAAATCTACCAAATACCAGAGTGATTGTCTCTCCAGTCTTACTACTACCCTCTTCTTCTTCTTCTTCACCCTCATCTTCAGGATCAACAGATGATGCCTGTGATGCTCTGGCTTCTGTGTCTTTTCTTACTTCTTTATCTTCTGTATCTCTTTCATCTCTAGTTGCCTGCTTACCATCGACGAATACAAGTTCTCCACCTTGTGTTCTAGCCTTTATATTTCCACCACGGTCTACCCAGTTACCCTTACCATCAGAGGTAAGACCCAACTTTCTAGCTTTTTCTGATGCTCTTGTCTTTCTTGCTTCTGATAAAAAGTTAAAAAAGTCTCTCATCTGACAATATTATCCATAGAAATATTTAGGAAACAAAATGTTCCCTCAGTTTTCCCATAGCTTTCTTCTCAATCAGATGAATCATAGCGTAACTTACACCAAAGATCTTACCACATTCACGTTGTGACTTGGAGTAAAAACCGTCCAGACCATAACGATGACACATCACAGAATACTCACGTTCAGTGAGAACTTCTTTCATTTGATCCTTGACAACCTCCAGTTCACAGTCTAGTTCTGTGTAATAATCATCAGAAACTACGTCTTCTAGAGTAGAACCCTCACCAATAACTTTGTTCATAGACATCACAAAGGGTAAAGAACCCTTCAGTTTCGTGTGTTCTTCGGGATTTGTCTTCT